ATAATCTCCTTAGATTATGCGCTCGCACGCTCACCGCACGAAAAAAAACCGACCCCCCTATGGTTAATCTTGTAAGTCTCTAGTGTATGTACCCTTTCTAAATATTTTGACTAAAGTGAAGCTACCCGTATATGTCCGTAATGTCCGATTTGATATACTTTGTAAGTGAGTTGTATCACATTATAAAAGATTTTTTGTGTAAAAACGGGAAATCAAGTATATTTCCCGCCTTATATATAGTAGGGGAGTAAAACGGGGAGTGATGAGTTTTACGACCACCTCGCCTCGGTGAAACCTCGGCGATGCCCCCTAAGGGCAAGACGAGGTTTACCCCTCAGTCGCTGTGGCTCCTTCGGGAGTTACCGGACTACAAACGCAAGCGGCAGGTGTAGTGTAATATTCTCTCCAGTATAATATTCTGCCCATTAATAAACCTTTAGGTTTGTGTTGAGGCAATACCTTGCCCATTAATAAAATCAAAGATTTCAATTACGGCGCTTATCCACAGCTTTATCCACAGAGGGAATTAGATGGCTGAGAACTCAGCAGACATAGCGAAAAGAATTATCTTAGGTTGTGTAGCTGAAGGAATGACAGTTGAGCAAGGCTGTGCCTCAGCCGGCAAATCTATAAAGACTTACGAGTACTACCGCAGGACCGACAAGGTCTTCGCAGATAAGATGGATAGAACTAGGTTAGGTCTAAGAGATAAATCCTTCGCCTCTAGTGATGTTCACGATCTTACCTTTGCCCAGTTCAGACAACGCTTCCTTCATAACGCAACCTTCCCCCATCAACAAAATCTAGTTGATGTAATAGAGGGTAAAGACCCAGGCTGGCTTCATCCTAATATGAAGTATGAAAAGGGTCTAAATAACAACCGCATACTTTTAAACATACCTCCCAATCACGCCAAGTCAATTACCATTACAGTTGACTACGTAACCTGGCTACTATGTCAGAACCCAAACTTTAGAGTTTTAATAGTTTCACAAACCCAGCGATTAGCTGGTGACTTTCTCTACGCCATCAAGCAACGACTGACTCACCCGATGTACGAGGACCTACAAGCAGCATACGCTGCTGGCGTAGGGTTCAAATCTAAGAGCGCCTCCTGGCAAGCGACCCGTGTTACCTTCGGGGATGAATTGCGTGAATCCAGTGAGAAGGATCCCAATATAGAAGCAGTTGGTATTGGCGGTCAGATCTACGGTAAACGAGCAGATATGATCATAGTAGATGATGCTGTTACTTTATCTAATGCCAATGACTTTGAACGGCAGATCAAATGGTTAACACAGGATGTTAGATCTCGTCTTAACCCAACCGGCAAGTTAATTATTATTGGTACCCGTGTAGCCTCTGTAGATCTATACAAAGAGTTACGCAACCCTGATAGATATCCTGGTGGTCTAGTACCTTGGACCTATCTAGCAATGCCAGCATTATTAGATGCTAATGAGGATCCCGATAAGTGGGTTACCTTATGGCCTGCCTCTGATCAACCCTTTGATGGGCAAGAGGAAACAGACAAGAATGAGGAAGGTCTATATCCTCGCTGGTCTGGTAGAAATTTATTTAACGAACGTCAATCTATGGATGCCTCAACTTGGGCGCTCATCTATCAGCAACAAGATATATCAGATGATGCAGTCTTTGATCCAGTATGTGTTAGAGGATCTATTGATGGTATGCGAAAGAGTGGTGGTTTAAATCCAGGCTATCCAGGTCATCCTAAAGATACTCAAGGCTTTACTTATATTTGTGGTTTGGACCCTGCAATGGTTGGGGACACTGCTGCTATTTGTTATGCTGTTGATCGTTCTACCAATAAGCGTTTCATTGTTGATGCTATCAAGATTACAAGGCCGACTCCAGCGCAGATCCGCCAGTTAATATTTGACTGGACTGAGCTATACAAGCCTAGCGAATGGATCGTAGAGCGTAACGCTTTCCAATCTTTCCTAACGCAGGATGAGGGTATACGCCAACATCTTGCAACTCGTGGAGTTGTTCTAAAGGAACACCACACAGGTAATAACAAGTGGGACTCAGGATTCGGTGTGGCCTCTATGTCTACACTGTTTGGAACAAAGCAGCACGATGGCAAACACCACAGAGATAATCTGATTCATTTGCCTAGTGATCAAACCGAGAACGTCAAGGCTCTTATAGAGCAGTTGATAACTTGGTCACCTGCCACTAAGGGTAAGACCGATATGGTGATGGCGCTTTGGTTCTGCGAGATCAGGGCAAGAGAAATGATCAACTACGGTCAATATCAACATCATCATATGAAAAACCCTTTCCTATCCAATAGAGAAAAATCTAAACGTATGGTTATAAACATAGACGAACTATTATTACAAAAAGACAAGACTTTCATCTAAGGAGTTAAAATGGCAGTACCACTTATAGTCGCAGGAGTCGCAGCAAGGGCTGGTTTAAAAAAGTTAGCATCAACTGCTGCTAAAAAAGCCGGATCTAAAGGTGGCACTAAAGTAGGCCAAAAGGTAGGTCAAAAGATTCTTGAATCTACTAAGGCTCCAAAGTATCCATCAACTAAAGGTAAAACTGTAAAAAGTAAAGTTGATGGCAAAGTCAAAACAACATCTGAATCTGGTCGTAAGACAAGTAAGAGTGCAAAAGAAGTAGAGTACAAAAAGAAAAATCTTACTGAAAAACAACGTTTAGGTTCATTTAAAGCCCAAGAAACAAAACGTACTAAGGCTGCAGTTACTGGTGGAAGTCGTGCAAGAGAAGCAGCAGCACCTATTATTGGTAAAGAAGTAATTAAAAAGAGAGCTTCCCAAGGAGTTGCAGTGATTGCATTAACAGATGCTGCTATCCAGAGAAATAAGAATAAAAAGAAACAAGGTAAATAATTGTTAACACCTAAAGAGGTAGTTGCGAAAGCAGCTCGTATACAAACTAGATACTCTGCTAGAGATCAACGTATGCGTGATGTTCTATCAGTACGCCAAGGTGATATATCAAAAGTATATCCATCTATGTTTTCCGAGGATTATCCAAAGCCACTAGTTGCTAACTTCGTAGATGTAGCTGCCCGTGACCTAGCAGAGGTAATGGCACCACTGCCATCCTTTAACTGCTCTGCAACCAATATGGTATCTGATACTCAGCGCCGTGCTGCTGATATGAGAACTCGTATTGCTAACTATTATGTAACCTCATCTGATCTACAGATCCAAATGTATCAGGGTGCTGACTGGTTTAATACCTACGGTATGTTGCCAGCAATGATTGAAATGGATTACGAGACAAACAATCCTCGTATTCGTTTACTAAATCCATTTGGTGTTTATCCTGAGATGGATCGCTTTGGTAGAACTGTATCTTTGGTACAGGTTGTTACTACCGATGCTGAGACTTTAGCAGCGCAGTACCCAGAGTACGCTACCCAGATTATGCCACACAATAGATGGCAACAGGGTTCCCCATCAGTATCTTTGGTTCGTTATCACGACAAAGATCAAGACTTAATATTCCTACCAGAACGTCAGAATTTAATATTAGCTAATGTACCTAACCCAGTAGGTAAGTGTCTAGCAAATGTAGCAATGAGATCATCATTAGATGGTGAGGCTCGTGGTCAATTTGATGACATCCTATCTGTTCAGTTAGCCCGTGCTCGCTTTGCAGTATTGCAGATTCAAGCTGCTGAGAAATCTATTCAAGCACCTATTGCTATTCCACAAGATGTACAAGAACTTGCACTTGGACCAGATGCGATTATGCGTTCTGCTAATCCACAAGGTATTCGTAGAGTTCCACTAGAACTACCAGCAGGTGTATTTACAGAGTCTGGTGTATTAGAGCGTGAACTTCGTATGGGTGCTCGTTATCCAGAAACTCGCTCAGGTAATATTGATGCCTCTGTTGTAACTGGTCGTGGTGTACAAGCACTACAAGCAGGATTTGATACACAGGTTAAAGCAGCGCAAGCACAGTTTGCTCGCTTGTTTACTGAGATGGTATCTCTATGCTTTGAAGTAGATGAGAAGATCTTTGGTAATGTAACTAAGCAAATTAAGGGAACCGATGACGGTACACCTTATACACTTAAATATATTCCATCTCGTGATATTAAAGGCGAGTATGGTGTAGATGTACGTTACGGCATTATGTCTGGTATGGATCCTAACCGAGCCATCATTGCATTACTACAAATGCGTAGCGATAAGTTAGTCTCAAGAGATTATGTTCGCCGAGAAATCCCTATGGAGTTAAATGTCACACAAGAAGAACAAAGGGTGGACATTGAAGAAATGCGTGATTCTCTTCGTGTTGCTGTTGCCCAGTATGCTCAAGCTATACCAATGCTTGCCTCGCAGGGTCAAGACCCATCTCAAGTTATTACTAGGATCGCTGATGTCATTGCGGGTAGACAAAAAGGATTACAACTAGAAACGATTATTGCTAAGGCATTTGCACCGGAGCCAGTGGCTCCTGCACCAATGATGCCTGAACAACAAGTTCCAGTAGCAGGAGCGGCCCCCGTTCCTGCCTCGCAGCCAACTCCAGAACAACAAAGCGGAGAGGCCCCTGCTGCTGGTCAACCTCAACCAGATATCGCACAATTACTCGCCTCTATCGGCGGCGCAGCATAATAAGGGAGGTGAATAAATGAACAAAGGATCAAGAGCTAAGGCAGTTGAAGCAAAGCCTGTAGAGCCAAAGAACGCACCAGCACCAACAACTGGAAAAGTATTCTTCGGATACACACCAGCAGGTCGTAAAGGCCCATCAGCAAAAAAGGGTTAAATTATTTAGTGATAGGAGCACTGGGTGAACCAAGATAATAATCTTAATCGCCCAGTGCGCTTGTCTGATTATTTAGTAATAGTATCAGGATTCTTTTTAAACTTAACATCAGTGATAGAAGCACTTGCGGATGATCTGCACCAATTAGCTATCTATCATTCAAACCAAAAAACTTATGAGACGAAAGTCTGGCAAGACTTCGCACAAGATTTAGAAACTTTAAAGGAGGAATAATGGCAAGAGGCCCATTAGCAGGAGCATCAGGTCCTGGTAAATTCTCCAAGAGAACAGATTTACCTTCAGCATATTACGGTGAGGGTGTAGAGACATCAGCAATTCAATCACAGATGCCATTGTCAAAGACAACTGGTGAAGCAGATAATGTTGGTGGTAGACCAAGAACTGCACTTCCTCCAGTAACTCCATTATTTGCACCATCACAACGCCCAGAGGAACCAATTACTGCAGGCGTTGCAGTTGGTCCTGGTGGCGGTGAAGAAACATTAATGATGAATCAAATGCAACAACAGCAATCTTTATCACAAACATTAGCCCAAATGCTTCCGTACGATACTAATGGAGAAATTGCTGCCCTATACGAGCAGGCTTTATCTAGAGGACTTTAATGGCTCAGAATGTAAATAAAGGTAATCTTTATCAAGCAGTAGAGCGTGCTGGTTTGAACCCAGCGCAAAAAGAACAAATTAATTCCTTTGCTGATATGTACTCAAAGCATAGTTCTTTGACTAACCTACCAGATGCTATTGCTGCTATTGAATACAATCAGTTAACTCCAGGGCAACAAAAGAGTATGGCTGAATACTTTGGCGCTGATGAAACTAAGCCAGGCCAAGGTGTTGTAATGAAGGCAGCCTCTTGGTTAGTTAAGCCAATTGTTGAACCAGTAAAAGAAGTTTTAAAAGCAGCTAGCTGGGCATCTGATCAGGTTACTAGAGCATATCGCACAGGTCGTATTGCAATAGGTGAGCAAACAGATTTAGCCTCAGCATTTCGTAGATCTGGTGCTAATGGTGAGCAGGTATATGATGAAAGTCGTATATCAAAAGCAGTTGCTACTTATGGTCAAAATAGAGTTTATGTAGCACAACAGATTTCAGCAGGTATTCCATTAGATCAAATTATTGCTAATGCTCAGAATCCTGAACAAAAGCGTATTGCTGCCGAGGCTTCAAAGCCTGGTGGAGATCCTTTACTTGATGAAGCAGTAGCAAAAGTTAATGCTGCTAAGTATTCATTTGGTAGAGATGTAGCTAATTTTTTCTTACCAAAAGATCTTGAAGGTAAGAGCGGTCTTTATACTTGGATCTCAGGTACCGGTGATGCCGCTTTCCGTATATTCCTAGACCCTACTATTGTTCTAGGTAAAGTAGCAAAAGCATATAATGCTGGCAAGTTTGCATTAACTAAAACTATTGGATCTTCAGCAAAAGTTGATAATGCCTTCCAATATGACAGCGTTAATAGATTCTGGACAGAGTATACAAAGGGTCTAGATGATCTAGTAAAGGCTCGCACCTCAGGAGAAGCAGTTAAAGTTGGCGAGGCGACTACTCGCCTACGTAGACTTAATCCAGCCCTTGGTGTTAATGGTGTAGATGATGCACTTATTAAGTTTGCTAAAGATGATATGGATGGCATATTAGATGTAAATACTGCCAAGAATTTTCTATCAAATGTTGAACGTATTGAACCATTATTCTACGGTCAAGCAGGATTGCAAATTAAGGTTATGCCTAGGTTAAGTGCTTTCCGTAAAAAGCGTGTGGATCTATATACTAAAGGTGCAAGAGTATTTAGTCTTAGTGATGATTCAACAGATTTCTTACGCAATATAGTATTTGATGAAGCTGATGCTCGTGGTATTACTACCCAAGAAGCAGCACTACAGTCTCTTATTGGTCGTGGTGATGAAACAGTAAAAGAGGCTGCAGCAAGAACTGCTGCAAGAATTAAGGCAGAAGAAGCCAAACGAATTAATAAGTTTTCAGTATATGCAATTAACAAGCGTATAGATAATTTTTCTCGTAAGTTTAATTTAATTCCAGATATGGATGAATTAGGTAATCACGCATCTCCTAGAGCACATATTGCTTTTGAGCGTTATGCTCGTCTTGTATATGGTAAATACTCATCTAGAATATTAGGTGATATCTATCAACAATCTAATCTTGGTCAACGCCGTCAAATGTTTAATGGACTACAATCTGTAGTTGGTGAGTTGCGAGGTCTTAAAGGAACTCAAGGTGGTCGTAAACTACTAGAAACTGTCGGCACTGTAGGTAGAGATGCTGTTTATACCAATAGAGCATTTGATGATGCTAACCCACAGGGCTTCTTCCCATCAGTTGTAAATGGTTCAGACTCTGCTTTATATCCATATCAAATTAATGAACGTCAAGCATTTATCACACCACAGCAATTAGATCGCTTTGCGGCAAGAGATGGATTTATATCTAATGCTTGGGGATTACAGTATACAAAAGCAGCCGATGATGCTATTAGCACATTCGTTACTGGTACTTTAGCAGGTCCTAGGTTCCCAGTTCGTAACGCTATTGAGGATTATTTATTCTATCTTGCTAATGGTAAGGGTTTAATTAGATCAGGTGTACAGATAGTAAAGGGTCGCAGACTGGCTACAGATGTTCGTACTGCTACTAAAGATTTAAATCTAGGCTTAGTAAATCGTTATACAAAAGCAAAAGATAAGAATCAGATCGTATCTAAACTTAATGATATTGATAAAGGCGTTAAAAAAGATATTGGCAAAGATGGTCAAGAGATAGTATTTGCTGACTTTTATACTACCAAAGCTGAAAAGTTAGAAGCCAAGCGTAAAGTATTAGCAGAGGTATTATTAAGAGATAAATTTAATGATGCCCAAATTGGTAAGTTTGGTAAAGAGTTTGATCGCTATACCTATGAGTTCACTATGTATGGTGATTATGAAAACCTACTTCGCTCTGCAAGCGAGGGTGCATATAACCTAAATGCTGGTAGCGATATTGTTTCTAGAGCAAAACGTATCAGTCGTAAACACGGTAAGATAGTTGACTTTACTATTGATGGTGAAGATTATGCTCGTCAATTCGGATCCTTTGGTGAGTTTAGCCCATTAGATCAAGAGGGCAAGTTAGCTTGGGCATTTCAAATTATGACCAAGGCTCAAGATGAGTTTGCTTCAGAGGGTATGAAGTTACTTAAAGTTCACGGTAATAATCGTGGCGCTTTCGTAAAGGCTATGTCAGAACATATTGATAAGCCACAGTTTGCATCTTTAAAGCCTAAGTTTGATCGGTATGTAGATACTAATTACACATCAACTCAACAGGCTTCTGCTATCTATGATGACCTAAGAACCTTGTTTGGTAAAGCAGATAATTCTATTAATACAAACCTACTTAATAGAGTAGTCAAGGTTGGCGATAATGGTCAACTAAAAGTTGATACTGATGACTTTAGTATTGAGTTCTTGCCTACTAATTATACAGATATTCCTAAGGCAATTGTTGGTCCTAAATTACTACCAGCACAGCAGTCACAAAATATTATCTCTGATCTAAATACTAGATTATGGGACTTCTTAGGTGATGCTAATGCTCGTTTATCTAGAGATCAAATTGTTATGGATGCTGCATTTAATATTCGTAGAGAGTTACAACCCTACCTAGATGACCTTGCTAAAAAGGTTGGTCCACAGGTAGCTACAAAACAAGTCATAGAGTTATCAGAGAAGTTAGCAGTAGAGCGGGTATTAGCATTTGTTGATAACCCTACTGTTAGAACTCAGATGGCTTGGTCTATGCGTAACTTTGCTCGTTTCTATAGAGCTACTGAGGATGCTTATCGCCGTCTATATAGAACAGTTAAGTACAACCCAGAGTCTATTCGTAAGATAGCACTTACCTATGAAGGTGTAGCACATACTGGATTTGTACAAAGAGATGATCAAGGCGAACCTTACTTTATCTATCCTGGTGTAGCACCAGTATATGAAACAATGAATAAAGTCCTAGGTGTGTTTGGATTAGGCGATAAATTCGTTGCTCCAATGCCATTACAATTTGGTTCAGATATCAGAATGTTAACACCATCTGCTAACCCTGAATCTTGGTTACCTACATTTAGCGGTCCTTTAGCTGGTCTATCACTGAAGACTATTTATAGTATTGCTGGTCTATTTGAAGAATCTAATATTGATGCACTATCAACTATTGGTCAGGAAATAAAGTCTACTGAAAGAATAACCTTAGGTGAGATTGGTGAGAATCAATCATTCTTCCAAGCAGTACTACCAGGTCACGTTAATAGACTTATCACATCTCTTGGTAGAGATGAAAGAGATTCCCAGTACGCATCTGCTTTCCGTAAAGCAGTAACTTATCTAGAGGCTGGTGGACATACACCTTCTTCAGATGCAACACCTGGTGAGTTAGCACAGTACCAAAAGAGATTAAGATCTACAATTACTGGTGTGTTAGCAACTCGTTTCGTATTAGGATTTATAAGTCCTGCATCACCAACTACAACTCTAAAGTCAGATATGGCTGAATGGGTTAGAGATAATGGTCGGGTTAACTTTAAGCAAGTTTACACAAAACTTATTGAGGAATACACCACTAAGAATAGTCCAGATCCAATAGGCGAAGCTATGGCTGACTGGGTTAAACTATTCCCAGATGAAATTCCTTATGTTATTAACGAATCAGAGCCTGAGTTCCAAGCAAGATTTAAGACTAGCAACGCAGCAGCAAACTGGGTTGATGAGAACAAGGATCTAGTAGCTAAGTATCCAGAGGGTGCTGGCTTCTTAATTCCTCAAAGTGGAACCTTCTCTTGGGATGCTTACCAATTCCTAAAAGATAATGGCTTCCGTAAGACTAAGTTGGTAGATGACTTCTTAAAAGAATCTTTTGTTTCTAAAGATAAATACTTCTACTACACACAGCGTGATAAGTATGAAGCAGCACTAGAGAACGCTGGTCCAGATTCAGAGCGTAAGAGAATTAATAACGCTTGGAGAGTATGGTCTAGCGACTTTAAGAGCGCAAGACCTTTATTACAAGAAGAGTTTGCTAATTCAGCCTCTAATAATATTAAACGTCAAGCATCTTATGGAGATCTAAAACGTTTACTAAACGAATCTGGTGTTAACAATCCAGCGACTAAGGCTTTACGCAAGATGGTTAATATTTACGAAGAGTACTTGTTTACTAAGGATAATGTCTACAACTCAAGATCTGAAAGAGATATTAGATCCAGAGAGTTTATTAGAGAGTCAACTCTTGAGCAATTGAAAGATATTGCTAGAACAAACCCAAATGCAAAGGGTGCATTTGAAGTATTATTTAGTAACTTCCTAAGAGAGGATTAAAATGGCTGAAGAATTTGACCCAAATGTTAGTGGGTCTTCTGGTTATATAACCTCTTCTACACCAATAACTACTGGATATCCTACTTATACTGCTGGAGCAACTCCACAATCTGTAAGTTTTCCACGACCTACTACTGCATCTGAGGCAGACTTAGTTAGAAACTATAACGAGATGTCAGAGGCTTTACGTAAAAGTCTTGCACAGAAGTTAAAGTCAGCAGGATATAACGTACCAGTTACCGGTAAATATAGTGCTAAGGTAAGACAGGCTTTTATAGAGTCAATGGGTGAACTATCCGATGAGATAAGAACTCTTCAGAAGAATGATCCTAAAAGACTAGAAACTACTAAGTACGATCTAGATAGTTTTCTAAATGATAAATCAGGTGAACGTCAAGCATCTTTTGCTGATCAGTATAAACCTACTAGAACTATAAACGTATCACCATCTACTGTAGCTGCTAATAAAATCAATGATGCTTTCCGCAGATTACTAGGTAGAGATGCAACCGAAGTTGAGATTACTCAATTCACTAGCCTATTAAATAGAGCAGAAGAAAAGAACCCAGATGTATCAACACCCAAATTAGTAGGTGGCTCTGTTGTCTATACAAACACTGGTGGTCTTGATAGAGATACTTTCCTAGAAGGTTTAGTAAAGAAGGTCAAATCTCCTGAGACTGGTAAAGCAGAATATGATATAAGACAAGAATCTCAAAAGTCTTTATTCCGTCAGGATCTTGCGAGAGCAGCATCTGCTAATGGACTATCTTTAGATAGAGACTTTAAAGGTCTAGCAGACACTTGGGTCAAGCGTGTTGAATCTGGTGAAGATCCAGATATCTTTAAACAGATGATTAGAGATGTTGCTAAGCGTGGATATCCTGAATCTGTTACTAAGTTGATGGATCAGGGTATTGATCTTGAAACAGTTTATGCCCCATATAAAAGAACTATGGCTTCAGTACTAGAACTTAATCCAGAGGTTATTAGTTTTGATGATCCAGTATTGAGATCTGCTATTGGACCAGATAAAGAAATGCCTATCTACGATTTCCAAAGAGCATTACGTAAAGATTCTCGTTGGCAATATACAAATAATGCTAGAGAAGAAGTAGCAAGTATAACTCAGAAGATTCTACAAGACTTCGGATTTCAGGGGTAACGGTGGCTATATCTAAAGAAGAAAAAGCGGTTAGAGCAGCACTTGCTCAACTAGAAAAAGATGCAGCAGTTTCTGATGCTGCAGTGGCAAGAATGAATCAAGCCACACCTGTCTCTAGCTATGAGCAGGCAAGATCACAGTTATCTGAAATTAAAGATCCTAAGACTAGAGCAATAGCCGAAAAAGCATTTGCTGGTGTAGATCGCCAAACTGAAAGACTTACAACTGAGGCAGCGAAAGTTGGATTACAAGTAACTCCTACAGGTACTTTGGTTCCAATACAACAACAGCCTCAACAACAACAGCAACAACAACAATTAACTAATGAACAATACCTAGCTCAACAAGAGGCTAGATTAGCAGCCGAGGCTGCATTGCAAAATCGTAAGTCTGCTTATGATCTTTTACTTGAGCAATTTTCTATATATGGATTAGGATCCTTAGTAGAAGGAATTAAAGGACTCGTACAAGAGAATGTAAGCCCTAGTGAGTTTGCTATTCGTTTACGTCAAACAGATGCCTATAAGAAACGTTTTGCTGCTAATGCTCAACGCATAGCCGGTGGTCTTAGAGCACTATCTGAGGGTGAATATATTGCATTAGAAGATCAATACCAAGAACTTATGCGTAACTATGGATTACCTGCAAACTATTATGCAAAGGGTGATCTAGGCCGTCAAGAAGGATTTGAAAAGTTTATTGCTGGAGATGTATCTCCTGCTGAATTAGAAGATAGAATAGTTACAGCACAACAGAGAGTAATTAATGCACCACCTGAGGTGGCTACAGCATTAAAGCAATTCTATCCTGATATTACTAATGGCGATATCCTTGCCTATACCCTAGATCCATCTAAAGGATTAGCAGATATTAAACGTAAGGTAACTGCAGCAGAGATCGGTGGCGCAGCCATTGGTGCTCAGTTAGGTGCAACTGTAGGTAGAGCAGAAGAACTTGCTCGCTATGGTGTAACTGCAGAAAGTGCTAGAGCAGGATTTGGTGCTATCGGTGGTGGATTAGAGCGAGGTTCACAACTTGCTTCTATCTATCAACAACAACCTTATACACAGACAATAGCTGAGGAAGAGGTCTTTAATCTTCCAGGACAAGCAGAGTCTACAAAGAAACGTAAAAAGATTATTGGATTAGAGCAAGCAGAATTTGCTGGACAGACTGGTGTAACCAGTGGAGCACTAGGCAGAGAACGAGCCGGCTCCTTTTAACTAAGCCTGCTGTCAGAACGACTGGCCTGACAGAGAGATAACAAGACCAGTAGTAGGAGCCATACAGAGATCCCCGAACTGTATGAGGCCTGCGATAACTACAACGAATGGGAGATGGACTATGTCCAACTACGACTACGAGGATGATGACGATGCAGATACAACAACTGAATCGTTAAGCAATGATCTCGTTAAACAACTACGCAAGGCTAATAAGCAAAAAGATAAAGAGTTGGCAGATCTTAAATCCAACTTTGAGTCTTTAAATAAAGCGCAAAGAGAACGAGCAATCAAAGACACCCTTTCAAGTCGTGGGGTAAATCAGAAGATCGCTTCATTTATCCCACAGGATATAGACCCAACTGAGGAGTCTGTATCAAAATGGTTAGAAGCAAACGCAGATGTGTTTGGCCTTCAAACCGAAACACCCCAACAACCTAATGTAGATCCTGCTCAAGCGGCAGCGTATAAGAAGATGAGTGCAGCAACTGAGGCTGGTATGACACCAGATCGCAGTACTGATGTATATCAAAGACTTATGAACGCTAATACCCGTGAAGAGTTGGATCAAGTCATTCGGGAGTCGGGGCTTTAAATCCTACTAACGAAAGGCAATACCTAAATGGCACTACCTACAGGTAGTTTCACCGGTACTTCCGACATTAGCAATCTCGTAAAAGCTGCGTATGATCAATACGTAAGAATGGCGCTTCGCTCCATTCCAGTTATGCGAGCATTAGCTGATGTTAAACCGGTACAACAGGCAATGCCAGGATCATCAGTTGTATTCTCAATCTATTCTGACTTAGCAGCAGCTACTTCTACACTGACAGAAACTTCCGATGTTTCCTCAATTGCTCTTGGTAACCCATCACAGGTTACAGTAACACTTAACGAGTACGGTTCAGCCGTAACAACAACTAAGAAGTTAAACCTAACTTCTTTCAACGATGTAGATGCAGCTCTTGCTGACATCATTGCATACAACGCTGCAGACTCTATTGATGCTGTAGTAGCCGCAGTTCTAACTGGTGGAACCAACGTAATTTACGGTGGAAACGCTACAACAACTAATACAATTGATTCAGCAGATACTATTTCTGTTGCTGATATTCGTAACGCTGTTACAGAACTACGCACCAACAAGGCTCTGCCTCGTCTAGGTGAGTTGTACGCAGCATATCTACACCCACGTCAAGCAGCCGATCTTCGTGCCGAATCAGGCACCGGAGGATTCCAAGATATTGTTAAGTACACAGACAATGTGTCAAAGACAATTATCCCTGGCTCAGTAGGTGTAATTGAAGGTGCTTTCGTTGTTGAAACACCTCGTGTTCCATTCGCAGCGAACACAAACTCACCAGCAGTAAACGTCTACAAGGCGGTTGTTGCAGGTCGTGAGGCTCTAGCAGAAGCTATGGGTCAAGATATCAATACCGTAATCGGACCAGAGATTGATGCTCTGCGCCGTTTCCGTACAATTGGTTGGTACTACTTCGGTGGATTCGCAAGACTCCGAGAAGCAGCGCTATATCGTATTGAGACATCTGCTTCAGCAGGCTAACAAATGCGATTCGGTGGAGGGCGGGTCAAACCGCCCTTCATCACTAGAAAGGAACTATGACTTACCACTTACAGACACCTTGGGAAAACCAAACCTGGATAGTAGATCCAACATCTAACTATGCTCGTTTAGCAGGTAGACCATTATCAGGTGGAAGTCTCACTGGTTCACAACCTTATCTTACAGATGTTCCAAGAGGTTTAACTTTTATTATTAACGGTACAACAGTTACTACTAGTATGTCACCAGATCAAGACACACTAGCTGATGCTGACTACTATTATCTTGGTGGACACGAGTACGATGTCCCAGATAATGTGGCGCAAATTCTTATTAATGCTGGTTACTCAGATTATCTAACTAACATATGAGTAACTGTACACAAAGTTGTAAGACCCAAGACCACGAGTCATATGGTGAATGTATGCAATCCAATATGCCAATGTTTATGGGAGTCAATCCCACTAAGACTGGTTGGGATCAAGACAAAGTTAATAAGGATGAAAAAGAATTAAAGTCCTATTACTCAGCACTAAAGCAAGGCGTAGAACCTAGATCTACTAGAACAAAAGATATAGATGCAGCACTCAAACTTTCCGACAAAGCTGGCAAAGCCTTTGACGGAATCAACCTAAAATATAAGGGGTAAAAAATGCCAAATATGAAAATGAACTCTTACAAGGCTCTTGAAAAGGGTGCTAAGGGTAAGAAGGCTAAGAAGTCTGACAAGAAAATGGTTATGAAGAAGATGGGTAAGAAGAAGTAATGTGCGCCACTTGCGGTTGCGGATATGCAACATACGATGATATTGAAACCGGCGCTCCTGGTAAAGAAACACCTCAGCAATGAAGAAAACTAAAGGCGCTAAGAAAGTCGCCAAGGTTATGAGAGAGTTTAAAAAGGGCGAACTTAATATTGGCAAGTCTGCCAAGAAGGTTAAGTCAAAGAAGCAAGCAGTTGCTATCGCTCTATCAGAAGCAGGAATGTCTAAGAAGAAAAAGAAGTAATGTCATCTGGCAAATATAAACGCCACGATGGTTTTAATCCTATTCAAATCAAAGATGGTCTGATAGTTCGGTTGAATAAGAACGGGACTATTAGATCTATCTTAGGAAAGTACGGAGATTATGGCAAAGAGTCCAGCTTGGCAACGAAAAGAAGGTAAGAATCCTAAAGGCGGATTGAACGCTAAGGGTCGTGCCTCTGCCAGAGCACAAGGTATGAATCTAAAAGCACCAGTAAAAAAGGCTGAGGCTAAGAGATCACCTAAGTCTGCTGCTAGACGTAAATCTTTTTGTGGTCGTATGTGTGGAATGAAATCAAAGTTAACCTCTGCTAAGACAGCAAGAGATCCAAACTCTAGAATAAACAAGTCCTTACGGGCTTGGGATTGTAGTTGCCGATGAAAAGGAAAAAAGCATTTTGGGACACAAAGAATCCGAAGAAGACATCAAAGAAATTAACACCAGCACAGAAGAGTGCTGCAAAGGCAAGGGCCAAAGCTGCCGGAAGACCTTATCCAAATCTAGTTGATAACGCCGCAGTAGCTAAAAAGAAAAAGAAGTAGGGAGAACTAAGTGACATTAGGTGTAGCAGGTACAACTCTTAACGATGAGTTAAATCGTCTAGCCAATGGTGGCACTTATAGAACTGTTGGCGATCTAGTAGATCAAGCACTCGCTGCTCGTCAGTGGGCTGCACAAAGATCAGTAACATTAACACTAACCGATACTGTCGGTGTTCTTAATGAGATTGCTGGCCTATCAAACAAAGCAGAGTTCCTAGATTTTAATGGTGTCTGTAACTTCCTAGCATCAACTACTGGATTACCTGCTGCTCAAGCACTGAGAGCGATCTCAACTTGAGTGCTAAATATAATCTAGTTTGCGAACAGGCAACCACATTTAATTTTATATTCACTATCAAGAATGGTTCAACACCTTGGGATCTAACGGGCTATACAGCGACTATGACAGTTCGCCCGTTTGTTGGCGCATCAACGACTACGGTTGTAGCAACCACAGCGAATGGCAGAATAACTCTAGGTGGTATTGCAGGATCTGTAACCGTAAATCTTAATGCAACTACTACTGGTGCAATAGGGGCAAGTAGATATGTTTACGATCTAGTATTAACTAGTGGTTCAGTAGTAACAAGAATTTTAGAGGGTAAATTTATAGTGACGGGAGCTGTGACCCAATAATGTCAGAGACCGTAATTGTTGTAGAACAAATCACACCACAGGTTGGTGTAACTTTTTCATCAGATCAAGGACCACAAGGTGTTCCTGGTGGTACAGGACCTACAGGTCCTACCGGTGCTACAGGTCCAACAGGACCTACCGGTGCCACAGGTACAACAGGTTCCACAGGTGCGACAGGAGCAACGGGTGCAACAGGTAATACAGGGCCTACCGGTCCTACTGGTAGTACTGGTCCAACTGGCCCAACAGGGGCTACAGGTTCTACGGGAGCAACAGGTCCTACGGGACCGACTGGCGCAACTGGCCTTACAGGACCAACAGGAGCCACAGGCTCTACTGGACCTACAGGATCAACAGGAGATACAGGCCCTACAGGGCCTACAGGGGCCACAGGAGCCACTGGAAGCACAGGACCGACTGGAAGTACTGGACCGACAGGAAGTACGGGTCCTACGGGCGCTACAGGCGCTACTGGTGCCACAGGTTCAACGGGAGACACTGGTCCGACTGGACCGCAAGGTCCCACTGGTCCAACGGGTGCTACGGGATCTACAGGAGCCACTGGTCCTACTGGGTCTACTGGTCCAACCGGAGCGACAGGCCCGACAGGAGCGACAGGTAACACAGGACCGACAGGTCCACAAGGTTTAACTGGACCAACTGGTCCGACAGGTGCAACTGGTTCCACTGGCGCTACAGGCGTTACTGGCCCAACAGGTTTAACTGGTCCTACTGGACCAACTGGTGCTACAGGTGCTACTGGTGCAACGGGTGCTGGTGGAACATTAGGTTATTGGGGTTCTTTTTGGTCAACCCAAGATCAAATAGCGGCAAACACAACAACTGCTTACCCAATTACTTACAATAATACTGATCCAGATTCTAATGGTGTAAGTATTGTTTCTAACTCACGACTTACATTTGCGTATGCAGGTGTTTATGATATTC